ATTTAAACCAATGATTGATATGCAAGGTGCAATGTATAAAACAACGGAAGCAATATGGAGTAATTTAAAGACTAATTATGACTGCGAACAAATCCTTTTACAATTTTGAAAAAATTGAGGAGCGTGGGCAAAAAAAGTTTAAAAAAATTATTGCACATAACTCCTTTATTGTAGCAGTTCAAAATCTTACACCAATAAAATTAATACTTACAAAGCAATGAGTGAACTAAGCAACAAAATAAAAGAGCATTTGCAAAAGCGTATTCAAGAAAATGAACTAAATAATACCGAGATGGTAGAAATTATTGATACCGTTGGAATGTATCTAAATTTAAAGACCATTGCTAACTATGCAACGCTTGAAAATATATCATACAACGGAGTTTTATCACGTATAAAGTCAGGCAAGATTAAAGAATACGAATTGTTTGGAGTTAAATTTATAATAAGTAATAAATAATATGAAAAAAAAGAAATTAGTAAGCGTAAAGAAGTATGCTGAATTGTGTGGTATATGTATGCAGGGTGTGTACAATAGGATAAACAGAGGTACATTAAAGGTTTCAACATCTTATCCAGTTAAGTTGATTGACTGTATAAAATACTCTCCAAAACTATCAAAAAGGGGCAGACCTGCATATAAGGATTGAATTTTATTGGTATGTATATCAGTAAGTTACATATTTATTTGAATTATTTTATTGTTTAATTAAATGTTTAATGTACTATTGTAAAAAATTAATACTAACAATTAAAAACTTGCAAAATGAACACAGTACAATTAAAATTTGACCACCTTTGCACCTTTGCCGATAAAGTAAGCAAGGAAGTAAAAGTAGCTTTCCCACACCTTGAATGGTTGTTGGATTTTAAAGTTGCTCCTCTTGTTGCACAACTAAACTTTCAGAAATTATCTAAGGCAACACAATTAGACCACCTTTTAATGTCTGAGATTGAGGCTCTCAATTTATTGGCACTTGAATTAGAGCCTATGTTTTGGGATATGAAAAGACTTGCTGATATGGAAGCAATAGTAATACACGAAGCATCACAAAAAAGAATGCGTATAGCTTATGATAACAACTCTAATATTAACTTTAATACTTTAAAATAATGGAAAAACGATATGTAGTAACTTTAGACCTCTATGTTTATAGTGAGAATGACAGCGAAGCAATTGCAAAGGCTCATAACCTAGCTAACACAATAGCAAACATTAATGATAACGAATGTAGCGTTATTGATATAGCAGAGCAGCCCTTTGGAGTAATCGGAAACCGTAAAGTAGTATTAACCCCTAACACAAACGAAAATGAAGGATAATATAATAACAAAATTGATGTTTTTTAGCTGTTGTATGATATTTCTAACAGTTGGTTTTGTAGTTCTGAGCAAACACATAAGCAACGAGCCGATGAACACAAACGAAATACCAACGGTTATACAACCTCAAAAAGATAGCGTAATAACTACTTGCCCTCATTGTGGGTACAAAGTATCAATTGAATGTAACGAATCAAACACAACCTATAAAAACAACTAATATGACTGAAATGTTAACTAATAAGGAAACTACTTTAAAAGTAGGGCAGCAAATACAAACCAATAAGTTTATAGAAGATAAACTGTGGTATAAGATAGAGCAATGGCAATTATTGACAGACCGTGATAAACTTTCCCTAACTGGCACAGCCTTAGAAAACGAAATAAAAGTATTACAAAATAAATATTGTTCAACTAAAATCAACTACTAAAATGACAAAAGCAAATGTTTACACAAAGTTATTGGCTTTTCAAAAGCTAGGAATATCAGTTAAGAAAGATGGAAAAAACCCTCACTTTAAAAGTGCTTATGCTACACTTAACGAGGTGTTAGATAAAGTAAAAAAGCCTTTAAACGACTTAGGGTTAGTGATTATATTTAGTCCTGAAACCGATGGACTAAGAACTATTCTTTACGATACTGAAAGCGACACTCAATTAGATGGATTTATGAAGTATGTAGGAATTGGTAATGCTCAGCAGTTACTAAGCTGCAATACTTACTTTCGCAGAGGCTCTTTAGTGTCTTTGTTAGGATTAGAAGATGAAGATGATGATGGAACAAAGGCAAGTGTACCAGTACCACCAAAAGCAATTGTAAAGCCTAAATTATTAATTGGTACGCAAGTATTTAAAGAAGCTGTTGCTTGGTTGAATAAGCCTAATGGAAATTTAGAGGCTATTATGAAAAAATATGAAGTAACAGAAGAAGTTAAAAATGCATTATTAGAAGCTGTAACAGCACAATAATTATGAAACAATCACTATTCCAAATCGAACAAGAGTACAAGGATATTGCAGAGCAATTAATTGAACTTGAAGGAGAGCCAACTTTTGAATTAGAGGCTGCTTTAATTATCAATCAACAAAACTTAGAAACCAAAAGCACTAATTACGGTATCGTGATAAAGCAAATGGACTATGAAGTGGGAATTATTGATAGCGAAATAAAAAGGCTTAACGCTTTAAAGAAACAGCGTATCAATGCAATTGAAAGGCTTGAAAATAACATTCAGAATGCAATGGAGATATTCGGAGTTAGCGAAATTAAAACACCGTTAATGAAGTTATCATTCAGGAAGTCTGAGAGTGTAGAAGTGGAAAACATCGACCTTTTAGATAAGGAATTTGTAGTAGAAAAGACTACATTTGCAGCAGACAAAACAAAGATTAAAACAGCTATCAAAGAAGGTAGAACGGTGCAAGGTGCAACGCTACAAATTAATAATAACCTCCAAATAAAATGAGTATGGAACTATCAGGAATTTTAATCGTAAAAAAGGGTACTAAACAAGTATCGGACAAATTTAAGAGCCGAGAATTTGTAATTGAAACAGCAGAAAAGTACCCACAAACAATCTGCTTTCAATTAAGCCAAAACAATGTAACAGCTATTGACATAGCTAACATAGGCGATGAATTAAAAGTGCATTATAACTTACGGGGTAGGGATTGGACTAGTCCACAAGGCGAGGTAAAGTACTTCAACACCATTGAGGCTTGGAGAATTGAAAAGTTAAGCAAAGGAAACAACATTACAAACGATGACATATCAAATGATAATGCTGCAAGTAATTACTTTGTACCTACGGGAGATAGCGATGGATTACCATTTTAGTAAATGAAACTAGAGATTATAACCAACATCAAAGGCGGTAAGATGCAGCCTAAACACTCTCGAATGATTGTAGATTACATACAGTTATTCGAGGGTAAGGCGGTACATATTACAGTTGATAAGCATAGTGGTAAAAGGTCACATAGGCAAAATGCTTTGTGGTGGGTGTACGTTACTATCCTAGCCTCTGAAATAGGTTACAATAAAAACGAGATGCACGAAATATTAAAGATGAAGTTTTTGAAAAAAGAGAAGGTGGATGAAAAGACTGGCGAAGTATTCGAGTATTTAGGTAGCACTACATCGTTAAACAAAACAGAGTTTGGCGAAATGATTAATAGCCTTGTACAATGGGCTGCCGAAACATTCAATGTAGTTATGCCTTTGCCGAATACTCAGTTAGAAATATAATTTTATTTAACTAATTACCAACCACTTACAACTATTTTTAAAATAAAGTATTGTTTAATTAAATGTTTAATATATATTTACATCGTATTAACAATTAAAAACTCGCAAAATGACAACAACAAATGAAATTTTAAAAATGACACACCAAGAGTTACTTGTTGCAAGTGTTGAAGTAAAACAAATGTATTCAGAAGCAAAAATTATGCAAAATTTAACAGTAGCAACAAATTTAATTATTCAAGGTTATAAACACCTACAATTTCAAAATGGTGGATGTATTCAAAAGAAAAAAGGAACTGACCATTTAGGAAAATTTACTATTTATGTAATTAAAAATGGTTACGGAACAGGAAAAGTAACAAACACTTTTTTAACATTAAAAGAATGTTTAACACACTTAGAAGGTAGCGGTTGGGGAGAAATAAAAAGTTACAAATAAATCTAACTTTTGCGAGTGTGGGAAAGGGCAACCAAGTACCACAATGCAAACAACTAAAACAATTATGTACTACTTACTAGAACTAGAACTAATGAATAGAGAAAACAGTTTTTTTAACACTACTGCGGAAAGCGGTCAGTTGTTAATGAATTACGAAAGCATAGCCAAAGGTCAAGAGACAGACATTGTAAGCGTGTTTAACCCAGGCGATAAGCTAACACCTTACGAGGTTGAATTTAGACTATCACGAAGCAATAAAACAATGTTAATAGGCTCAGTTAAAAGAGGGTTAACAAATATGGTAACAAAAGGATTATTAACCAAGAACTCCGAAATGAAACTTGGGGTTTATGGTAGGAAAAATTATACTTGGTCACTAAAATAAATTTTAAAATAACTCCACCTATCAAATAATTTACTATATTTGCACCGTTCGCTCAACATTATGAAATTAATAAAAAGTCCCATTTGTAACATTGCCACTTTGCTAAATCTTTTAGCTGTTGGGCGAACCTTTGTTATGAGTGGGCATTTTATTATATGAAAGACCCAGCATTCTTATTTTACCCTTCCGACTTCTTAACAGGCACTATGTTTATGAATAATGAGCAGATTGGTATATACATACGTTTACTTTGCTCACAACATCAGCACGGTGGCATAATAGACAAAGTATCTTTTAATTCTTTAGTAGGTAGCAATGATTTAATAAGGTCGAAATTTACCGAAACAGATACAGGATATTACAATGAAAGGTTAACAGGCGAAATGGAAAAAAGGAATAAAAAATCTACAAATATGAGTGAAACTGCAAAGGAAGTTTGGTTAAAGAGAAAAGAAGCAAAAAATACAATTGTAAAAGAAAAGAATACAAATGTATTACAATTGCAAAACAAAAGTAAAACAAAAGTAAAGAAAAAAGATACAATTGTTATACAACCTGTAAATGTAAATGAAGATATAATTTTAAATAAAGAAATAAAGGTATATTCATCATTCGCTCATTTAAAATTAACTTACGATGAATTTGATAAATTGATTGATTGTGGATTTACTAAAAAGCAAATTGATGAAACAATTGAATCAATCCAAAACTACAAAAAGAATACAAACTATGTTTCCCTTTATTTAACTTTAAAGAAATGGATTAAGAGTGAACAAGGAACAACCAGTCCAACACAACGAACTTCAATGAAATTCTCATAATGGAAAACAAACAGATACCACAGGCTATTGATTTAGAAAGGGTTGTTTTAGGTGGGCTACTCTATGATTCAAACGCTTACGCAAAGATTGCTGAGATATTCACAGTTGATTTATTTTACACAGAACAGCACCAACTTATAGCCGAAACAATAATCGAGTTACATAACTTTAGTAACCCTGTTGACTTACTAACTGTTTCAAGTTCAATTATTAAGAAAGGAAAAACAAAAGTAGCACCACCTTACTATATTTCAGAACTTTGCAGTCAGTCAGCAAGTACAAGCAACATTGAATACCACACAAGAATACTTATGCAAATGAGCCTAAAGCGTTCATTGATAGATATTTCAAACGAATGTAATACATCAGCATTTGATTTAACTGAGGATATTTTTGAAACGATAGATTTGTTTGAAAAGAAGGTAAACGTAATTACAAGCCGAATAATAAGCGAAAAAATTAATAATGTAGGAGAACTATACATTGATAGCGTAAAGCAAACACAAGCGATAAAAACAGCCAAGAATGGCATAATAGGAGTACCAAGTGGATTTACAGATTTAGATAAGAAGACTTCGGGGTGGCAAAAGACTGATTTAATAATTTTAGCAGCTAGACCAGGAATGGGTAAAACAGCATTTGCTTTAAATGTTGCTAGAAATGCAGCAGTTGATTACAATAAAGCAGGGGTTATATTCTCTTTAGAGATGGGTAAACTTCAATTAATGGCACGTTTAAAAGCATCGGAAACAGGATTGCATTTAGAAAAGTTTTTGCGTACTGGATTAACTGAATTTGAAGAAAGCCAATCACATACACAATGCCACAAGTTAGTTAACAGTCCGATATACATTGATGACGAAGGAGGCTTATCTGTATTTAAACTAAGGAATAAGGCAAGGAAGTTAAAGCGAGAAAAGGGTATCGAATGGATTATTATTGATTACATTCAGTTAATGACTGAGGGTGGAAAGTTTAAAGGCAATAGAGAGGCTGAGGTTTCATCAATTAGTAGGCAGTTAAAATCTTTAGCAAAGGAATTAGATATTCCTATAATTTGTTTAAGCCAATTAAGTAGGGAGTGCGAGAAAAGACCCGATAAAATACCTCAGCTTTCAGACCTTAGAGATTCGGGAGCAATTGAGCAGGATGCTGATATGGTAATGTTTATTTATAGACCTGAGTATTACGGCTTAATGGAAGATTCAGAAGGTCAAAGCACACAAGGTAAAGCTATGGTAATAATAGCCAAGCATCGTAATGGTGGATTGTGTAAAGTTCAGCTATCCTTTTTAGGACATAACACTAAATTTTACGATGAAAACTTACAAGAACGCAACGATTTTAAATCCCTTCCAAACGGATTAGCCGAATGGGAACAAAAGATGTAACTATGCCTACCTGTAAGACCTGTAAAGATAAATTCATAGCCCGTTGGTTCAATCAAAAGTACTGTATGGTACACGATGAATGTATAAAAGCATTTAGCACTTGGGTAGGTGAACAAAACAAAAAGAAGATTGACAAGGCAATAAAGCAGGACATTAAAGAGAGAAAAGAAAAGTTAATGAGCCATAAGGATTACATTAAACTTTTACAAGTGGTGTTTAATACATACATTCGCTTAAGGGATAAGCATTTACCTTGCATAAGTTGTGGAACATTTAAAGCAGAGGAGTTTCACGCTGGACATTACATTGCAACTACTTATCAATACTTACGCTTTGATGAAGCAAACGTACACAAACAATGCTCTAAGTGCAATACTTACCTCAGAGGCAACTCAATACCATATCGAATAGAATTAATTAAAAGAATAGGCTTAAAAGAAGTTGAACGAATTGAGAATGATAGACACAAGCGACTTGAAATGACAATTACTCAAATAAAAGAAAAAATGATTCACTACAAGAAATTAATTAAATTAAAATAATTTAGTATATTTGTCATAAGTTATGAGTTATTATGGCAAAAACATCAGGTTCTTTTCAAAAAGGACACAAAGGATATAAACCAAAGGGGGCAATTAGTAAAATAACCCGAAGCGTTAAAGAGGTGTTCCAAGCTGCATTTGATGAAATGCAAGAAACAAAACACGCTAATCTGTTAACGTGGGGTAAGGAAAACCCTAATGAGTTTTATAGGTTAACAGCTAAACTTATCCCAGCAGCAATGGAAGTAAAAGCCGATATTCAAATAAACGACATAACAGGGGTGGTAATATTGCCACCTGAAACTAAAGATAAATAAAATGAACTTAAAAGAATTAGAAAAATTTGGAAAGGTTGTTATTCGTGTAGACAATGGCACTTCATATAGGGTTAAATTAACAGATGGGTATGCGCCTTATAATGTAGCTGAGTTTGTTGAAACGATTAAAGAAGAATTTATCGGCAAGTACGATAAAGTTGAATTATGTACTACACAAGGCGACCTTTTTGAGCTTATTTTAGTGCCAAAAGATTAAAAAAATTATTATCCTAGACCAATGGTGTCAATACTCAGATTAAAATGGTCTTAGAAATAACACCAACAGAAAAACAATACGAGGCTTGGCAATTATTAGGGGATAATACTACAAGTTTTTTATTGTTTGGAGGTGGTGCAGGAGGTGGTAAATCCTTTCTTGGCTGTCAATGGCTAATTGCTCAATGCTTAGGATATAAAAATGTTCGTTATTTAATGGCTCGTAAAGAGTTAAAGCAATTAAAGGCTACAACCTTAAATACTTTCTTTAAAATATGCTCTGAATACAACATTAAACGTGACATTCACTATAATTACAATGCTCAATCGGGAGTAATATCATTCTTACAAACGGGAAGCGAGATTGTCTTAATGGATTTAGTAAAGAAACCTAGTGACCCGATGTTTCAAGACTTAGGTTCGTTGGAATTAACAGGTGCATTTATTGATGAAGCAGGAGAGATTGATTCTTTAGCGTTTGACATTCTTAAATCAAGAATAGGTAGGCAGAACAATCAAGCCAATGGAATTATGCCTAAAATACTAATGACTTGTAACCCAATAAAGAACTGGCTTTATTATTCATTCTTTAAACCTAATAGAGAGGGTACGTTAATAGAAGGGTATAAATTCTTACAAGCCCTTGTTACAGATAACAACAAGGTAGATGAAGATTACATTAATCAGTTAAGAAGCATAACAGATAAAGTAACAAGACAACGATTATTATTGGGCGATTGGGAGTACTCAGACGATTCAAGCCAGTTAATAACCTATGACAGTATAATTGATTCGTTTAACAATCATTTTGTAAAGAATGGCACAAGGTACATAGTAGCTGATATAGCAAGATTCGGAAAGGATAAAACCGTTATAGGTGTGTGGTCAGGGTTTATACTTGAGAAGGTTGTCGTGTTAAGAAAATCAAGTATAACAGACACAGCCGAAAAGATAAGAGAATTGCAAGGTGTTTGGTTTATTCCTACAAGTCAAGTGTTGGTAGATGAAGATGGTGTAGGTGGTGGAGTAAAAGACATATTAAAATGCAAAGGCTTTGTAAATAATTCAACAGCAGCCAAAGGCGAACAATATATTAATCTTAAATCACAATGCTATTATCGTATGGCAGAACGAATGAACAAAGCTGAGTACTGGTTAAAATGTACCGATACACAAATAAAGGAACATATCATTGAAGAATTAGAGCAAGTAAAACAGAAAAGCGTTGATAGTGATGGTAAAAAAGCAATCATATCAAAAGATTTAGTAAAGGATATATTAGGTCGTTCACCTGACTATTCAGATATGATAGCATACAGAGAATACTTTGAATTATTTGCTACAAAAAAGATTTTTTAATTTGTATTGATTAATTATTTATATTTGCAATATCATTCTTGGAGTTTTGCCTCTCCGTTACAAAAAAGGTTATAGATTATAAACTATAATAATAACCTTTTAAAACCTTTAAAAATGGCAATTTGCGATACTTTTAGTTGCACAAATGGAATAGGCGATACAGTCATTCCTAATTGTGGAGATGTAGATTATGGTAAGAAGATTGTAAAAGTCTTTCTTATGAAAACAACAGGAGCAGGATTTCCTGATGTTAGTTCTTTAATTGTAGAATCCAACTGGACTACCAGGATGGGTTACGCTGCAACAGGAGCAAACTCTGTTGATAGAATTGTAGCTTTGGGTGACTTGCACGTTGGTATTAAACCTGCTGCTGAAGTAGAAACTGAAGAAGCACCTTACGGTGGCGATGAATTAGTTGCTCGTAAACACTCTATTACTTTTGAAATAAAAAGATGGAACGCTGCATTAATTACAGCTATTAATAACTTAAGATGTATTGACCAATACAACTTTTGGTATTTAACAGAAACGGGTTATTTGTTTGGAGGTATTGCTGGTTATCCATCTGCATCATTTGTTTGGGGTGGACTTGAACACGCAGGTATTGGACAAGGTAAATCAAAAAGTACTAATGCAGTATCTTGGTATTCTAAGGATGACAGTATTGGTTATTTGACTACTTTCCTTAAAACAAAAACAAACCCTTAATACTACCTATAATGGTTCTTGATGATGCAAAGATTAAGAGCCTTATAGAAAAGCCTTACAGTAAGGCTTTAATAGATAGGGCAAAACAATTATTTAAGTCACACCGACTTCATATAAAGGGAGTCGGTGTTGATGACTTCCTTGCTCGTATGGAACAATACGAAAACGAAGCGCAACACAATTTAAGGAAGCGACTTGCCAAACCTGCTACTGTACCTATTTATGGTAAAGAGTTAGCACCATTTAGTAAGGCATTTTCTGCACAAGGTTTCTCTCGTTATTATAACTTCAAACTAGAAAACCAAAAGTCAGACTTTAAGAATTATTTAATGTCAGACTTAGGTGATGGAATGAATATGTCACAATGGATGCGTTATTGGCTTGAAAAGGTTAATTACGATTCAACAGGACTAATGATGGTAGAATTACCAAGCGAATCAGAGGAAGAACTAAATCCTTATATTTGCTTTAAGTCTATTAATGATATTCACGATATTGAGTTTGAAGGTAATAATATTGAGTATGTTATACTTAAATGGGAACACGAGGCAATGGAATATGAAAATGTGTTACACAATTCAGGTATAGAATATTTTAGAGTAATTGATGCTGAGTTAGACCGTATCTATAAACGTGAAGATGGTAATATATCTGAAGTGTTAGATAAGCAACTTAAAAATAAGTTTGGTTATGTTCCTGCTATTGCAGTATCAAATCAAAAAGATTCAATAAGCGAAGCAAGAACATCTTATGTATGGCAGTCAATAGGATTAGCAGATGAATATTTGTTAGATAGTTCTATCCACACCATAAGTAAGAAGCTACACGGATTTCCGATTAAGTATATGCGCCAACAAGGGTGCAAGGTATGTTCAGGAAGTGGTATGTTATCAAATCCTAGATACTTTGACGATAATTCTTTGTCACAAACAATGAATTGTTCAGGGTGTAACGGTACAGGCTATTCAATGAAATCAGATGTTAGTGATGTGATAATCATTCCAACACCAACACAAGGCGAACCCGATGTATTACCAGTTGCAGGTTATGTACAACCTGATATTGCTACTTTATCAGAACAAAGAACAGAAAGCGATTGGTTAAGAATACATATATCTAAGGCTATTTGGACTGCTGATGATTCAGTAGGCACAGGGTCAAGCGATAAAACAGCAACAGGTGTAGTTCACGATGTACAAAGTGTACACGATAAACTAAATATAGTAAGTGATAATGCACAAGAAGTTGAAAAGTTTTTGACTGATACTTTAGCATTGATTCGTTACGGTAGTGATTACATTGATTCAGCTATTAATTATGGTAGAAGGTATTTTGTAAGAACTGCTGATGAAATAGAGAGGTTATATGAAGCTGCACGAACAGCAAACTTACCTACTCACTTACTAGATGCATACATTGAAGAACTTATTTATGTTAAGTTTGGTAACGACCAAATGGAACTACAAAGACAATTAAAGCTAAACGAGTTAGAGCCATTTATACATCTATCAGCAAAAGAAGTAAAAGATTTAGGAGTAAGCCAAAGCGATTTATTTTTAAAAATATACTTCAATGATTATATTGAATTGTTTGAACGTGAAGGAAACAGTATATCGCTTTCAAGTACAACAGATATAGCTAAAAAGTTAGCAGAGTATAATAAGGCAAAGGTTGATGAAACAAAACCAATTATTGAACCAATAATACAACCTATTGAATAAATTATTATATTTGCAATTCCAAACCATATTTATTATGGTTGCCTACCGACTGAACAAACTACCGACTACAACTATCAATTAAGTTACAAAAGTTATGACTGAATTAAAAAAAACGTATGTCAAAGCAATACGCATAGACACAAAAGGAAACACAATGACAAAAGGCGATTTAGAACAGCCCGATGTATGTGCATTTAGCTTACAAGATTGGAAGCAAATGAGTGAAACAAAGGGTCTGAATTGGAAGTATATTGAACATATACCTTGCCCAAGTGAAGGAGATATATTAAAAGAGTATGTAACAGGAGGGGCAGAGATTACAGCAGTAAAAGAGTTTATTAAAAATGGGGGTGTTTTGGATTTACCAAAAGAGCCTGAACGTATAAAGAGTGATGCCGAGTTAGTAAAAGAGTTAATGGCAAGAATAACTGAACTTGAAAAAGGTAAAGTAAGTCTTGAACAAAAACCTGATGACTACTTAAATGGGTTAACCGATGACCAGTTAAAAGAATTGGCAAAGGATAATAACATTACAGGATTTGGCAATATGAAACGTGAAACATTAATTAATAAACTAACAAAATAAACAATGGAACTAAACGCAACAGCAGTAGAACATATAGCAACGGTACTAAAAGTAGACATCGAAGCATTAAAAACAGCATTAACAACAGCCGATGCTAAAGTAGATGAGATTATACCAACATCAATAAAGGTATTCTTAGAGAATGATTACAATACGTTAATAGATAACGTTCAAAAGGAGGGTAAGATGGTTAACGGTGTTCTTATAGGTGGTTATGAGAATGGGAAAAAAGCAGAAAGGGAAATGACTGTTAAGAATTTAAAGCGTACACACAACATTGAGAATAACGAGATAAAAACTATTGACGATGTGTTAAGTGTATTAGTAGAAAAGGCTAAAGGCGATTCGGGTAAGAGTGAGCCTGAAGCAGTAAAAGAATTAAAAAAAGAAAAAGAACAGTTACAAATACTTGCACAAAGCAAGGATAAAGAGATTGCCGATTTAATAAGTAAGAATGAAACAACAATTAAACAAGCTGCTGTAAAAGGTGCTATTGAAAGAGTTGTTAGTTCTTTAAACATTGATGCACCTGATTCGGTTATAAACGGTCAGCGTGAGTTAGTGATTGATAAAGCAATGCAGAAGTACCGAATAGAAAATGAGGATGGTCGTTCAGTAGTTTACGACAACTCAACAGGGGTAAAGATGGTTGATAGCCTTCAAAATCCGTTACCAATAGAAGTAGTGATTACAAACTTTGCTAAAGGTTACGTTAGCTTGAAAGGCTCTGAGGGAGGTCGAGGTGCAGCATCTTCCAAAAATAATAACCAATCAGGAAGTGAAGTAGGCAACATAAAAAACAAAGTTGACCTAGAAAACTACTTACGAAACAAAGGTGTTAGTCCAACCTCACAAGAGGCGACATCAATAATGCTAGAGGTTTATAAGTTAAACCCTGATTTTAAATAGATAAACAATGGCAAATTTCACAGCAACAGACTTGCTTACAATCCGTGTACAAGCGGAAGCCTCAATGGCAGCAAGGATTAACAAGAATGAATTACGACCACCGTTAACAGGAGCATTAAATGCTTATTTTGCATCAACACCTGACTTAATTAATGGAGGTGCTTCTACAATTTCAAGTTTAAAGAACTCAACAGCACAACCAGTTGCTATTCCTGTTGTAAAACAGTTAACAACTACTGTTGATTCGGCTCGTGCTTGTGGTGCAACTGAGGTAGGGGATTCTGCTTTAATTACTCCAACTTTCCAAATAGTATCAAAAGGCTTTAAAATGTCATCTTTGATGTTTGCAGGAAACGAGATTAATTTTCAAGAAGCATTCCGTAACAACTTGGAGCAAACATTCATAAAGTTACACTTAAACTTAGAGCAAAAAGCTATTACTAACTTGGTGGCAAATCAGTCAGCAATTAATAACGGTTCTTTGAATACTTGGTTTGGTGCATTAAACCAAATGAACGTATCGGCAGCTAACTACAATTACTTTTATTCAAGTATTGCAGCAGAATTGTTGGAGAATAACTTTAACGGTCAATTGTTTAACGTGCATATGGCAGCAGGTCGTGAGCAAGTACTTCGTACAGGCGCACAAGGTATGGGTAACGCTACTAACTTGCAATGGCAAATGGATGGTTTCACCCACTTTGCTACAAACAGCATATCAAGACCAACAGCATCAACAACTGCTTCTTTTATCTTTGTACCAGGAACAGTAGGTATCGTTCCTTGGATTAACAAAGTATCAAGAATAGGAGAGGACTTTGGAACTGAAATGTGGACTACAATCAATGACCCTTTTGTACCAGGACTTACTTGGGAATTAAAAGTACGCAAATCTTGTGCTGATAATTCAGCAGTAACAACAGGTGGCGAGGCTGACCCTACTTATGAGTTCCGTATATCAGCAGAGTTTGCTTACATTGCAGCTTACACTTCAAATACTGATACAGGTATCTACAAGTATGTTCAGAAAAACATATAGTAGTTAGTAAAGTGTTAATAATTATTTGAACGGTAGCCTTTCTGAAATATGGAGGGCTACTTTTTTTTAATTAAATTTGCATTAATTAACAATTGATTATGACAGGTAAAATTAAATTCTTCAACCAATTAAAAGGGTACGGTTTTATTATAGACGATGAAACAAGCAAAGATATATTCCTTCATATTACAAATGTAAAAGGTCAACCTAAAGAAGGGGATAACGTGACATACGATATTAAGGAAGATAAGAAAGGGTTACACGCTTTCAATGTTGTTAAAGCGTAACACTATGCAGAACTACCGATTATTAGTTGTAATGATTCCTGAAGTAAGTGGAGTAAGTTATTACAGGCAATCAATGCCACACGAACACTTATCTAAAAACTTTCCTGAGTTTGAAATTACCTACACAACAGGTCAAGAGTTAAACGGTAAGCCAAAAGAATACTATAAAGACTTTCAGTTAGTAATATTTCAAAGGGATTTACCCAATGAAGAATACGTTAACACAGTTAAGTCTATGGGTTGTGTTGTATTGTTAGATATTGATGACCATTGGCAAGTACCTAAACACAATTCAAGTTACTATGATTATAAGAAGTATAATTTAAGTGAAAAGATTATTAAGTCTTTTGTATTAGCTGACCACATTACTACTACTACACCTTACTTAAAAGAGCAAATAAAACGATTTACATATAGTGGTATAAGTATATTACAAAATGCAATTGACCCAAGTATTAAGCAGTTAGGAATAAAAGAAATACTATCTGATAAGATGCGCTTTGGATATATGGCTACACCAAACCATATAGAAGACTGTAAATTAATGAAGGATAGCATACAATCACTACTTTATGATAGAACTATGCAAGGTAGGTATCATTTATCTTTAGGAGGCTTTAATATGGATAGTCGATTAGCTTTTGAAATAGGTGGCGAGATAGTAGATTATGAAAAGATAAGCAAACCACTAAGAAAGTTAATGAAAATTGAAGGATATAAGCAGCCATTTGAAGAAATGGAGGAAATATTCACCAATAAAGGTAGGGTAAAAGATTACTCAAGGATATTAAGTAAGCCAGTTGATGAATTTATGCAAGGCTACAATGAATTAGATGTTTGTTTAGTACCTTTAGTGGATAGTGACTTTAATCGTTGTAAGAGTGAGTTAAAAATGATTGAGGCAGGGTGGTTTAAAAAGGCTTGTATATGTTCAGATGTAATTCCTTACAACACTATTGATATAGCTAATTTTGTTAACAACAATAACAAGTTAGGGTTTTATTTTGCTATAAAATATTGCATTGAAAACCCACACTATGTTGAGAACTTGGGTAACAAGTTACACGAATATGTAATTGTTAACCACAACTTAGATAACACCAATATATTTAGAGCAGAGTTATATAAAGAATTAATAGATAAACGTAATGATTAAGTGCTTTATAATACATTTTAATAGACCTACTTTTTTAGCTAGGCAGTTAGATGTATTAATGCAGAATAAAGAATTAGATTTAATTGTGGTTGACAATGGCTCAGCTTACACTCCATTAGTTCCTAAAGGTGTAGAATTATTGCTTATAAATAAGAATTATGGACACACAGTAGTATGGGATTCGGGAATGAGTAAAATGGTAGCACCAAACGAAAAGTATATAGTAACTGATTGCGATATAATACCACCTAATTGCGACTACCTTAAACTATTGAACGAAGGACTAGATAAGTACCCACATATTAACAAAGTAGGCTTAGAATTGAATATTAGCAGAATACCTAAAGCGTACCACAAAAGAGCAGAGGTTGTTAATCACGAAAAAAAAGTACTTTACCGTAAAGAAATAAAGGATAAAAACTTTGTTGAATGTGGAGTAGATACTACATTTGCATTGTACCGTGAAGGGTATCACAATTACTCTGTTTGGGGTACAGACACAAACGAATGGCAAGGTAAATGTCTAAGTTTAAGAACTAAAAAGATTGAAGCAGACCATTTAGGATGGCACGTTATTAAACCGTATGATGAAGAAACACAATTTTATTTTAACTCAATAAGGCATTTGCCAATAGCACAATGGAAAGACTAGAACAAAAGATATTGATTAAATTTGCTACCCGAAGCCGACCTCAAAAGTTTGCTTCTTGCATAGCTAATATATTAAACAATGCAAACCAACCCGATAACTTATTAATACTTGTATCTATTGATGGTGATGACTATTCAATGCAAAATATAGTAGAAGGTTCGGCTGTTGTAAAAAACATTCACTTTGTAAGTGGTAGTTCAAAGAATAAAATAGATGCAATTAATCGTGATGTAAACGAATGCCAGTATGAATGGGATATACTAATTAATTTTAGCGATGACCAAGAGTTTGTAGTACAAGGCTTTGATGACATAATAAGAAAGGATTTTGCAGAGCATTTTCCTGATGGCAATGGTTGTATGCACTACAAAGACAAAAATGCACCATTAATGACAATGAGCATAATAGATAGAAAATATTATGCAAGGTTTAATTATATATACCATACTGATTATGTGTCTTTATGGTGTGATAACGAGGCTCAAGATGTGGCAATTATGTTAGGAAGGTATAAGTATATAGACTACGTTATATTTCATCACAACCATCCTGGTTGGGGATTAGGTGCAATGGATGAACAGTATAGAAAAACTGAGGCTTTTTATAAGCAAGATGAAGAAGTATTTTTAAAACGACAAGAAAACAATTTTGACCTAATAAATATTGAAGGACAATGGCAGATAAAAGCGTAAGATTAAGCATTCTTATATTGACTATTCATAGCAGACAAAAGGAATTTGATAAGTTGTTTGATGAGTTTTTTGTTCAATGTATAGATGCAAAAGAACAATGCGAAATACTTTATGAATGTGACAATGGCGAGTTAACAAAGGGAACTAAAAGAAACATATTAATGAATAGGGCAAAAGGGGAATACCTTTGTTTCTTTGACGATGACGATATACCTAGCATTGATTATGTAGAACAGATATTAAAGGCTTTAGAATTAAATCCTGATTGTTGTTCTTTGCGTGGACTTATTACTCAAGATGGTGGAGAGCCTGAAGTATTTGAACATAGCATTAAATATGAGGAATGGAAAACAAACGATACAGGAATGGTAAAATATGAAAGACCACCAAACCACTTAAACACAATAAAGTCAAGCATAGCAAAAAAAATACCATACGCTGAAATAAATCACGGTGAAGACCATCAATGGAGTATGGATTTAAAAGCAATTGGATTGATTAAAACAGAGGGTTATATTGATTCAGTTATTTATAATTATATTTACATAAGTAAAAAATGAGTAAAGAAAGATTTAAAGGCGCAGTAGTGTATTCTTTATTCGGATATGATAGAGAAAGGGCTGAGAATTGTTTTGATTTTAACTCTTATTTAAGAGGGTTAATGATAAATATTAGAATGAATAAATTGTTATTTCCCGATTGGGATATAATACTACAAACAGACACAGCAACAAACGCAGCATTTTTACCTTTGTTTGAAAAGTTACCAATAATAGTAGAGGTTAATTCAGATGGAACACCATTAACAAAGGCAATGTTGTGGAGAATGAAGCCGATATTCCACTATAAGCATCCTAACTGGAAATATACACACATTATTTGTAGGGATTTAGATAGCCCACCAACATATAGAGAAGCACAAGCTGTTAAACATTGGATAAATAAAGATACAGCAGCACACGCTATTACGGATTCAGTAAGCCATAACTTACCATTGTTAGGTGGTATGATTGGGTTTAAATGTGGCGATTTTGTAGGAATGACAAAAAAAATGGATTGGAATAGTTTATTTGAAGGTGTTGATATTGATTTTAACCGTAAGGGTGCAGACCAAGACTATTTAAACAAGTTTATTTACCCTATATTTGCTACATTTGATAGACCATCAATTACACAACATTATGTATTAGGAATGGCAAATACTTTCTTAGCTGGATATAATAATAATATACCTGACTTAGAATTAGGTTTAAGTTATGAATTAAAAGAAAGCAATAATGTATGTGGACATATAGGTAGTGCAGGATATTATGAAGCTTCAATGTTTAAGTTTTTGCGTAATTATTGGCACGATTTTGATTACTTGTTGGAAGTAGAAAAGAACTATCCTAATATATTTTATTGGTGCAATGAATAACGGAACATATAAGATAACTGAAAGTGCAGAAGATATGCACGATAGTACAGACCTTGCAAGGGTTATAACTATTGAGTATGCTGAAGGAGTTATTATACATACATTTATATTTGGTAAATTAGATTCAACAGAAATAAAAAAGAAAGATGGAAAAAATAGTAGTAGTATCAACAAATAATAACCCTGATTATATGTTCTATTCGCCTTATATTCTAAAGGCTTGGAACAGTTACGGATGGAAAGTAGCAGTAATAATTACTCACGATGTAGACCCTGCAAATGTGGTAGGGGATTATATCATACAACTACCCGACATTACAGGGTTAAGAACAGAAACACAAGCACAGGGAGGAAGGCTTTATGCAGCTAATTACTTGCCCGTTGATTCGTTGGTAATGACTAGCGATATGGACTTACTCCCTTTGTTTGACTATTGGCATCCTAAAGAAGATGAGGTTACAGTTTATGGTCACGACTTAACGTGGAGGTCTTTCTATCCAATGGGTTATATATGTATGCCTTGCATTAAATGGAAGGAAGTAATGAACTTAAAATTTAACACTAAAGATGAGTTTTTAAGAGATGCAAACGAAACACAAATAGCTTTTGCTCCTGATTGGGATAGTTGGTGGAACTTTGACTGGGATTTAATCACTAAAAGATTAAAGCCTATGCACGATTCAATAACCTTTATTGATAGAGGGCAAATAAACATAGCAGGAGCATCACTAGCTTATGGTAGGGTAGATAGGTTTAATTGGGAAGAAACACAAAAGCAAGACCATTGGATTGATGCACATTGTGAGAACAACAATGTTAGGCATCCTGAGAAACTTGCTAAGTTTTTAACCGTATTTGAAAAGGTATATGGAAAATTATAGAGAAAAATTTTGTGCAAGTGGTGGCGACTTATGTTACTACCCTTTATTATTTATTGGTTTAGAAGAAACCAAAGGTAGAGTAATGGAGTTTGGTATGGGTCACGGTTCTACACCATTGTTAAACGACTATTGTACAGCTAAGAAAAGAATGCTGCATTCATTTGATTATAATGAGGGGTGGAGGTCTAAATTTGATAGCATATTAAATGACTACCATAAATCATTTTTAGTTACTGATTGGGGAAAGGTTTATGAAAATGAAGCTGAGTTAATCTTTATTGACCAATCACCTGGAGAGGAACGCAAAGAAACAATTAATGCTTACCAACATACAAAAGGTATTTTAGTTATTCACGATACAGAGCCAACAGGAGCAGGAGATTATCAAGTACGACCTTTATTTAGTTTGTTTAAATATAAGATTGAAGTACAAACAGCAGGGGCTTGGGCTACTGCATTAAGTAATGAAATTGACATTACTAAATGGGTAGGCGAAAAGTTTGGAGGTTATACTATTTCATTATGAGTAACTGTGTTGTAAGTGTCGCATTTCGTGAGCCATATTTAACTCATAGTGCTAGGCAAGAAAAGCATTATGGCGATTATAATAGGATTGTGTTTAGAGATGAATTGCCGATTAAAGGCGGTAGTATTATAGGCGAAGAATTAATACCTACTTTCCAAAAGTCTTTATACGGTTTTAAGCCTCACGCAATACAAAGAGCAATAGATTTAGGATATAAAAAGATTATTTGGCTTGACCCTTCAGTATTACCTACTTCAGATATTAAGATTCTTTTTGATGCTTTAGATGAACACCCTATACTAAATGTTTTAGGTGAGCATAAATTATCTAAAATGACAAGCGACAAAGCGTTATTATACTTTAAGGTGCAACCAAGCGAAATAGATAATATAAATCACTTAGGCGGTACTATTTATGGTTTTAATTTTGAACATCCAAAGGCAGTAGAAGTATTTAATTTGTGGAAACAAGCTGAAGAAGAAGGTGCTTTTGGTAATCAGAACGAGTTTATGGCAGGACATTGGGCTGATGAATCGTGTATGGCTTTATGTATGTACAAGGCAGGAGTGCCACAATATCAAGAATATAAATTTACTTACGTTAATCAAAAGAACTTATGATACAATTTATAGCAGAGCATACCGTTGACACATCACTATTAAAGGGTGGAGTATGTATAGATGTAGGGTGTTTAGGGTTTGATTTTAGTAATGCTATGCACGATTTAGGTTGTGAAGTTTGGGCTTTTGATATTCAAAATATGAATCCTAAACACGAACATATACGTTTTGAACGTGCTGCAATATCAACATCAAGTGGTATTGCTAGTTACAACGAAGTAAGCGACAAACAAGCTGCAAACATTATTTCAGATGGTAGTATTGAAGTACCTAGATACAGTTTAAATAGTGTATATGAGCAAATAGGTAAACCGATTGATATACTTAAATTGGATTGTGAAGGAAGTGAGTATTTTATATTGAGCGACTTTAATTTTAAGCCAATACCACAACAAATAAGTGTAGAGTTTCACGAACATTGCCAAAAGGACTTGCACAATTTGTTATTTGATAAGTGTATTGAAAACCTTTTAAAGTACTATAATCCAATAAAAATGGATAGATATGCAGCACACGGAGCAGGTTTTAATTATTGGGACTGTTTATTTGTTAAAAAATAGTATATTTGTAAAAATATTCTACAATGATAGATTACACTAAAATACAAGCGTGTCTTACTGGAACTAATCAGTTAGTAGGATATAGGAACTCAGACGATAGCTGTGTTGGTAATATAATCAACAGCAACGTAACAGGAAGCACAAGCGGAAAGTATGTTACATCTATTCCTGGTATAACAATGGAACTAATCAAAGCTAATTTAAGCAGCGATTATTCAACGGTAACAGCTTACTTAAACTATATTAATGGCGAAGAAGTTATTAATGCGGTGCAAGACTTTGTTAAAAGGCATAAGGAGTTAACAGGAGCAAGGCATTTAATAGATAACATTGACCCTGTAAAGAGTAGAGATATATTCTTTACAGATAAGATTACAAAGTCAGGAAGGTTTGTAGGTATTGAGATAACACCATTACAAAGCGATAATGTAGCGGTATGGTTAAGAATGTTTGGTACTCAATTTGATACAATAGAGGCAGCAAGAACGATTTATTTATACGATTGTTCACAAAATACAGCGATTAAGACATTTACCTTAACCACTACAAAGACATTGAGTTTAGAATGGTGGACTTTAACTGATTTTGTATGTAATTACAAGTCAACAACAGGTGGTACTGGTGCTAGGTTTTTACTAGGATATTATGAGAATGACTTTACAGGTCAAGCAATAGACACAAGGCTTTGGAATAATTGCTGTGGTAATTATTGGGTATCTGAATATCAAAAATATGTAACAGTAAGAGGTGTTACTTTTGAAAGCACACAATTAAACGGTACATCGTTACCTAATATAGAACAAATAAGTTATACAGACCAAACCTTTGGGCTTCATTTAAAGGCTACTGTTACTTGTGACATCAGCGATACTATTTGCCAAAACAAACAGTTATTTGACAGCATAGTTCAAAAGAAATTAGCTATGAGAATACTTTGGGATTTCTACAATAGCAATAGAACAAATGCAAATGCAGACTTTTCAAGGGATAAAGCAATGAATAACATTACACGCTTAGAAAAGGAGTATGAAGATGATTTAAAAGGCATAAGAATGGACTTTACCGATATTGATAGAGTGTGTCAACCTTGTTCTAAAAACACTATCTACACGCAAACAATGAGATAAATGGAATTAACAATTACCCTTGCTTTATCAAACGCTTTTTTATATTTTCTACTGTGGAATAAATGGTTTTTTACATTCGGTAAAAACTTTTGTTCATTTTGCATATTATGGTGGACTTGTTTTATAGAGGCTTCAATAATGGATATACTACATTTATCCTTACTTACACTTATTAAAGCAATGGCAATGACTTGTATATCAATAACAGCGTATTTCTATTTAAAAAACAACCAATAATGTCAACATCAAACAAAGTAAAAGAGTTATTAATATGGCTTGAATGGTTTAAAAAACAACAAAAGAAATGAAGACTATAAAAATAGGCAAAACAGACTATTTCCTTACAGAAACAGCAGAAGAATTATCAATTAAAAGGTACACCGAATTAGAGGCTTTAATGGTCTTTAAAATGACAGGAGTACAAATACCTAGTTTAGTAGAAGCAATGCGAGGATTCATTGCAGGATTTGACGAAAATAGCAAATCTAAAATGCTTATATCTTTAAAGGATTATCATACTGGGTTATTGGAGATACAAAACAAAAACAATTCAGACCAATTGATTTACAGCCTAATTGTGTTGGAGGAAAATGAAGATAGTACAGAATACAATTCAGGACTAGCAAAAGAGAAACTAGACCGAATGAACAAAGATGGTTTAACGCAAAAGGTTGTGAGGGAAACGGTAGATGCTTTTATAGTCGCCTCTCCACTACTCTACGCACAATCTTTGCTGATGAGTTTGGAGGGGCAGAAGATGAAACAAGAATAAGTATATTAAGGGATTTAGGCATACAATTTGCGGAGGCTAAGGAGTTAGGCAAATCAAGGACAGAAGTAGCAGAAGCAGAGATTAAATATGAAGAATACAAAAAGGAATATAGCGAACATTTAGATAAAAGCCGAAACGAGATAATAGGCAAGGTTCGTAAGATATACCAAGACTTTGAGGAACTTTGCTTTAGTATATCCAAGATTGATGGTCAGGTTACAATGGATGAGTTGACAAAGAAAAGTGTTTATGACTTTTATAGATATAAACAGTTATTAATTAAGCATTTGAATAAACAAAAAAAATAATAAAAGAGTAATAAAAAAATAGTATATTTGCAATTGAAACCACCGATAGTTACTTCGGGCAATATCCTTTACATTGTCAGAGATAAAGATAACTTTAGATGCGTTTTCACAGTCATCAAGCCTTGATGAATCCATTAAGAAGCTAGAGAAAATCATTGAACTTTCAGATAAAATTAAGAATAACAAGGATGCCTTAAAAAGTGGCTCTACAAGTGCAAATGATACAGCTAAATTAGTTGCTGAAAATGCAAAATTGGCTGAAGCTATTGAAAAGGTTAGGATAGCAGAAAAAAAGAAGCAAGACACTATTAAAGCCGAAGAAGGTATAGTAGGCTCGTTAAAAAAGGAAGTTAGGGAACTAAACAAAGCAATAGACCAATCAAAGAACATTAAGGAAGTTGAGCAACTAAACAAAAAGTTAACCGAAACAAAAGGTAAACTAAACGATGTTAAGAATGCTGGTAAAGAAGCAACAAATACATTTGGTAATGCCCTTTCATCATTTCAGTTTAAATTTAATGCTCTAGGTCAGGCAGCAGGACAATTAGCGATAGGTGCATTAAGTGCAATATCATCACACGCTGTTGAGTTTGGGAAAGAGAGTGTAAAAGCCTTTATAGAAGCCGAATTAAATGCTAAAAAATTACAGGTAGCATTAGAAAATATTGGTGGAGAGGGCAAGGGGGCATTTGATAGGTTAATAAAACAATCTGAAGAATTGCAGAAAATATCAATATTTTCAGATGATGATATACAAAAGGCTCAAACTGCATTAGTTCAGTATGGGTTAACATCTGAAGAAGTTGAAAAGTTGATACCAAAAATACTAGACTTAGCATCTGCACAGGGCATTGATTTAGCAACTGCAACAGATGTATCAATTAAGGCTATTAATGGTCAAACAAAAGGTCTTAAAACAGCAGGTATAGCATTTGAAGATACTGGAACAAAAGCAGGAAACTTAGCAAAATTAACTGATAATCTTAATAAATTTCAGGGGCAATCTTCTGCAATAGTGGAAACTAACGCAGGTAAATTAGAGATGCTGAAAAATGCTTACGATGATGTGATGGAAAATGTTGGGGAGTTTATTGTTGATGCAGCAGAACCATTAGTAGACATACTGGCATTTGTAGCAAATGGATTTACGATAGCAGGGGAAGAAGCGGAAAAATTTAAGGATAATGTAAAACTGTCGGAAGAAGAAATAAAAAAGCTAAACAGTTCAATGTTGGCTTTTCAGATTGCAACACAAAAAACATTGATTGAGAAACTGGAAAAAGCAGGTGGCGATGGAGGTTCAATACAAAAAGCAACCGAGCAATTAAAGAAGCTAAATGCTCAATTATTTGGTGGCGAAGCATCAAAAATGACCGATGCTGCGATTGAGGAACAAATAAAAAGGCTATCAGAGAAAAAACTCGAATTTTTATCAAAAGGGGAATTGTCAAATGCTGAAAAGATTGAAATATTAAAAAGCAATTTAGATGCAAAAAGTAAGCTAAATGAAAAAACAAATGATGCAAAATCGGGAAACGAACAAAAGGTAAAGTATCGTGAAAAAATAAAACTTATAAAAAAGTCAGCAGAAGAAGAAAAAACAATTATAGTAGAAAATAACGAAGAAAGAATAAAATCAAATGATTTAGAAATTGCCAAGTTTGCACGATTACAAAAAGAGAAAAAAGAAAAAATTGATAAAGCTCACGAATTAGGATTGGAAAAATTAAGGGAAGAAGCTGAAGCAGAAAAGGAACAGCAGGAAGAACGCAAAAAACAAGCCTTGCAATTTGGCGAAGATGTAGTAAAAGAACTTGAAAAGATAAGCGACAAAAAGATAGCATTGTTGGACAAAGAAATTAGCAGCCAAGATAAAAACATAGATAAACAAAGAGAGTTAGCTGATAAAGGATTGGCTAATACTTTAGCATTTGAGGAAAGGAAAAAAGCTGAATTAGAACGTGCTAAAATAGCAGAACAAAAGAAACAAGAAAAACTAGCTAAAATACAAGCCTTTTTTAATGCGTTTGCTTCTTACTCTAAAGATGAGCCACAAACAGCAGCAGTTAAGGCTTTAAAAGATGTATTACTTGCTGAAGTAGTAGCTAAGGCATTTGCTAAAGAGGGTGGTATAGTAGGAGAAATAGCAGAGCCATTGTCAGGTGGCAGAATTGATAGAGGTATCTTTAAAGGTCGTTCACACGCAAGAGGTGGAATACATTTAGAGGCAGAGGGTAACGAGGGTATCTTTAGTGGTAAAGAAATGGGTAATTTAGGAAGGGAAAATTTTTATAATCTTAAAAACCTATTAAAGAACCCGATTGACGATGGTATATTTGAAAGGCA